TAAAAGATGTTGCGTTTATTATTGATCCTTTAGATTATGCTGATGCAGAAGATCAAGGTGATGTCGTAGGTATTGTTCATAGTCATCCTCAAGATATTCTAAAATTTTCTGATGCTGATAAATATAGTTGTAAGTCAATAGATTTACCTTTTTATCTTGTTTCTCCATATTCAGATAAAATAGAATTATTATTGCCAGAAAATATCAATGCTTAAAAAAATAATAGTTTATGGCAAATTAAAAAAATTTTTAGGTCAAAAAGAATTTGAAGTTGATTTAAATTCACCAGCAGAGGCATTTAGTTTTTTATATTGCAATTTTAAAAATATACAAGAGCACATGGCAGATCAATTATATGTAATTAAAGTTGGATCAAAAGTTATTACAGAAGATTTATTAAATATACAAACAAAAGAAAATATAAAAATTATACCTGTTGTTCATGGTAATTTCTTTTCAATTGTTTTAGGTTTTGCTTTAAAATATGGTGCAAAAGAATATATTAAAAATAAAATAATTCAAACAGTTGTTACCTATATTGGAACTACATTAATATTGCAAGGAGTTAATGAAATATTAGCACCACAAGAAAATACAAATCTTCCTACTGGACAGGATTCTTTAGACCCTTCTGCTCTTGCTTCTAACTATTCATTTACAGGACTTACCAATATTAGTAATGCAGGTGTTCCAGTTAATTTAGTATATGGAGAAATACTGGTTGGCTCTATTGTGGTATCTAATGGTGTTGATACAGTTCAAGTAGAAGGAACAAATTAAATGGCTATACAAGAATTTAATCAAAATACAGTTTTTAATAATCCTGATTTACCTAGTGGTGCTTTATCGTCAAAACAATTTAATACAATTGTTGAACTTTTAGGTGAGGGAGAAATAGAAGGTTCTGCCACTGCCTCAAAAGCTAATATTACTGATAAATCATCAACAGCATATAAAAATGCATTTTTAAAAGATGTTTTTTTAAATGGCACACAAATTTTGCAAGAGGCTGCTAGTAATACATCTCCTGTTGATACTGATTTTAATTACAAAGATGTAGGCTTTGAATTTAGAACAGGTACAAGTAGTCAGACTTTTATATCTGGTATAAAAAATATTGAAACTGAAGTACCTATCGCAACATCAGTTATTGTATCTTCTCCTGTTACACATACTGTAAGTCAATCCAACATTAATGCTGTAAGGGTAACTTTAAGATTTCCGTCAATGCAAAAATTTGAGGATAACGGTGATATAAATGGTGTTTCTGTAAATTTACTAATAAAAACAATTGAAAATGACGGCACAACAACAACAGTTATTGATGACACAGTGACAGGACGTTCTACAAATGATTATTTTAGAGATTATTTAATTAATTTAAAATCAACAACTTCATTTCCAGTACAAATTAGAGTAGAAAGAGTTACTGCTGATAGCGATAACGCAAGATTAGTAAATGCTTTTTCTTTTCATTCTGCTACAAATATAATCTTTGAACAAAACGCTTATCCTGACACTGCTCATGTAGCACTAAGATTTAATGCAGAACAATTTCCTAGAGTACCAAAACGTGTTTATCGTATAAGAGGTATAAAAGTAAAAATACCAAATAATGCAACAGTAAATAATACAGATGGATCAATAACATATTCTGGTACATGGAATGGCACTTTTAAAACTGATAAAGAATGGACAACAGATCCAGCATGGATTCTTTTTGATTTACTTACTAACACTAGATATGGATGTTCAATTCCATTAACTAATCTTGATAAATTTACTTTTAAAGGTGTTAGCGAATATTGCGGTGAACAAGTTGACGATGGAAGTGGCACTGGTTCTACTGAACCTAGATTTAGTTGTAATGTAAATATTACTCAATCACAAGAGGCGTATGGCTTGATAAATTCACTGTGCAGTGTTATGAGAGCCATGCCTTATTATGCTGCTGGCAGTATTGAGATATCACAGGATTCACCAAAAGCTACGACCTATATATTTAATAATGCAAATGTAACAGATGAAGGATTTTTATATACTGGCTCAAGTAATAAAACCAGACATACAGTTATAAATGTAACTTATTTCGATATGACGACTCAGGAGCTTGATATTGAAACTGTTGAAGCATCTAGTTCTTTGCAAACAAAATATGGTGTAGTTGTAAAAAATATAAAAGCATTTGCAACAACAAGTAGAAATCAAGCTAGAAGATTAGGGCGATGGTTTTTATATAATGAGCAAAATTCTGGCGAAACTTGTTCTTTTACAACAACAATTGCAGCAGGTGTTTTAGTAAGACCTGGTGATGTTATAGAAATATCTGACAATTTAAAAGCAGGTGTTAGAAGAGGTGGATTATTGCAATCTGTCACTAATACAACAACAGTAGTTATTGATGATACTGACAATACAAATGTGCCAACAGTAAGTGAAAATCCTACGTTATCTGTAATATTGCCAGATGGCTCGCTAGAAACAAAAACAATAACAAATATTTCTGGTAAAACAATTACCGTTTCTTCTGCTTTCAGCCAAGCTCCAAATGTAAATGCACCTTATATTTTTGAAACTAGCACTCTTGAAACTACATCATGGCGTGTTGTTAATGTAAAAGAGAATGAGGATTCAACATATACTATTACTGCTCTTGAGCATGACAGTGCTAAATATGCTTTCGTAGAAGATGGCACTGCAATGCCAGTGCGTAATATAACAACACTTACTGAAATTAAAAATGCACCAGATGGCTTAAATGCATCAGAAAAAATTGTTGTTATTAATAGTACTGCTGTTCCAAAAATTATTTTAGATTGGCAGCCACAGGCTGGAGTAACTAAATACCAGGTACAATTTAGAGCTAATAATGGAGCATTTAAAACAATTGAAACACCATCAAGTAATGCTGAAATATTTAATACAGATGTCGGTACATATGAATTTAGAGTATTTAGTTTTAATGCTTTAAATCAACCTTCAAGAACGCCTGCAACCTTAACATTTAATGCTGTGGGTAAGACAGCACCACCTGCTGATATAACTGGTCTTACATTTGAGCCTATAACAGATAAACTTGCAAGAATAAGATGGAATCCTGTTACGGAAGCAGATGTAATCGCTGGAGGACGTATATATGTAAGACATACACCTGTTACTGATGGAAGTGGTACATTTTCTAATGCAACAGATTTAATTCAAGCTTTATCTGGTAATACAAGTTCTGCTGAGATTCCAATATTAGAAGGTGAGGTAATTTTAAAAGCACAAGATGATGGACAAAGATTTAGTGTTGGAGAAACAAGTGTTGTAATAGATTTACCAGACCCACAACCGTCACTTATTACACAAACTAGAAGAGAGGATCAGGATAGTCCTAAGTTCCAAGGAACAAAAACTAATATTAATTTTGATCCTGTCAGTAATTCTATAAACCTCAGTGGTACAGGGCAATTTGATGATATTACTGATTTTGATGCAGAAGCAAGTCTTGATGATTTAGGTGGTGTTAGTTCTAGTGGAAATTATGATTTTGGCGGTACCGCTGGTGGTACTACTTTAGATTTAGGAGGAGTTTTTGCTCTTGATCTTAAAAAACACGTTAAATCACAGGCAATATATCCTAATGATTTGATTGACAGTAGAGGATTAATAGATGATTTACAGGATTTTGATGGTACTGCTTCTGTAGATGTGAACGCAGATATGCTTGTTAGAGTAACAACAGATGATCCGAGTTCTGGTTCACCTACTTATACAGATTTTCAGAAATTTGCAAATGGAACTTATAGAGGTAGAGGATTCCAATTCAGAGCAAATCTAACTTCTGAAGATCCAGCACAGGATATACAAGTGACTGAATTAGGTTATACTGCAAGCTTGCAGAGAAGAACAGAACAAAACGCAACAGCTATTGCATCTGGAGCAGGTGCTAAAAATGTTACCTTTGACCATCCTTTTTTTGTCGGTACTAGCAGTTTATTAGGTGCAAATTCACATTTACCGTCTGTTGGAATTACAGCTTTGAATATGGCATCTGGAGATATTTTTGAATTAAGTAATATTAGTTCTACAGGCTTTACTGTTCATTTTAAGAATAGTTCTGGAAGTTCAATAAATCGAAACTTTAACTTTACTGCTGTTGGGTTTGGTAAAGGTGGATAAAACAGATATACTAAGAAAAATTACTGTTTTTTAAATGGCAAGAGTTGATAATACTGGAGGATCAGGTTTTACCGTTGATAATGGTACAGGTCTTGTCGTCCGAACAAAATTAAACCAGGTAATTGGTGCACTCAGTACTTTGAATCAAGGTTCTGGTGAAATGTCGATAGGTGTTGCAGCTTACGTTCCACATATTGATGGTAATACTTTAAAAATTAGAAATGCTGCCAATAATGCTTTTGTAAGTTTAGGTGATGTCAGTCTTGCAAACTTTGGTCATGCTTCACTTTCCTCTGCCAATACTTTTACTGCAAGAGCAACATTCAGCGTAACTTCTTCAATCACCTTACCTAGTGGAACGACAGCACAGAGAGATGGAAGCCCTGCTGTTGGAATGATACGTCATAATAGTGAGACTAATACTTTTGAGGGGTATAACAATGGTGCTTGGGGATCATTAAGTGGTGCTAGTGGTATATCAAACGTAGTTGACGACACTTCCCCGCAACTCGGGGGTAACCTTGATTTGCAAGCGTTCGAGTTAAATACATCTACATCTAATGGAAATCTTAAGCTAAATCCAAATGGAACTGGTGCTGTAGAAATTAAAGGTGATGGTAGTAGTACTAATGGAAAGGTACAACTTAACTGTTCACAAAATAGTCATGGTGTGAAACTGGAATCACCAGATCACTCTGCAAGTCAGTCCTACACAATAAAATTACCTGATAATCAGATTGCTGCTGATAAATTTTTAAAAGTTAAAAGTATATCTGGATCGGGTTCAACTGCTATTGGGCAACTTGAATTTGCGGATGGCAGTGGAGGAGTAACAAGTGATGCTCAAAACAATACAACAGCAGGAACAGGTGCAGGAGCTAGTTTCAGTGGAACTGATGCGACTGATAATACGTTGTTTGGAAAGGACGCAGGAAATGACATAACAACTGGAGATGCAAACACAGCATTTGGATCTCTTGCTTTAGATGCAAACACAAGTGCTAACCATAACGCTGCAATTGGTTATTTGTCATTAACCTTAAACACAACTGGAGCGCAGAATACCGCTACTGGTAGTAGATCATTACAAGCGAACACTACAGGATCGAATAACACTGCTACTGGATTTCGTGCATTAGGGGGAAACACAACTGCAAGTAGTAATAGTGCCTTTGGTTATTTGGCTTTAGTAAACAGTACAACTGCATCAAACAACACAGCTGTTGGTCATAGAGCTTTAGAAGATAACACAACTGGCGGTAATAACGTAGCGATAGGAGCTTTTGCTTTAGATGCTAATACAACGGCTGGTAGTAATGTAGCAGTTGGTACAAGTTCACTTGGACAAAACACAGAAGGATTTCAAAATACTTCTGTAGGTGCTAGTTCAATGTCTGCTAATACTACTGGAGATTATAATGTTGCGTTTGGTTCTCAAGCGTTAGAAGCAAATACTACAGCAAATAGAAATACGGCCATAGGTACTTTTTCACTTCAAGATAATACTACAGGTGGACAAAATACAGGTTGTGGAGGGTGGACTCTGCAATCAAACACAACTGCATCTAATAACACAGCCGTTGGATATTTTGCTTTAAATGTAAACACAACTGGAGACTCAAACGTTGCAATAGGTGCTAATGCTATGGATGAGAATACAACGGGTTCTGGCAATGTAGCGGTAGGTATAAACGCATTAGATAAAAATTCTACGGCTGATAATAATGTAGCGATAGGTAAAAATTCTTTAACGGCATCAACAACTGCGGATAGAAATACGGCTGTTGGTGGTAATTCTGGTTTCAAGACAACAATAGGAAGTGAAAATGTAATGATTGGATATCAAGCCTTATATAACAATACAGAAGGTAATGATAATGTAGCTATAGGGGATCATGCTTTATCTGCAAACACTACAGCAAGCAACAATACAGGAGTTGGAAGGGCAGCATTATTAAATAACACAACTGGAGAAAAAAACGTAGCAGTAGGTGCTTTAGCTTTAGATGCTCTAACTAGTGGCAATGGTAATGTAGCTATAGGATATAATGCTTTAACTTCACAAACTGGAAACGCTCAGAATACTGCTGTTGGCAATTCAGCTTTAGAAGCAAATACTTCTGGATATTATAACGTAGCCTTAGGGTTTGAATCTTTAAAGCTGTGCACTACAGGGATTCAAAATACAGCTATGGGAAGAGGAGCTAGTGCCCATGATTTAACAACTGGTAGTTACAATACATTTATTGGATCAGAAGCGGGCGAAAATGTCACAACAGGTGGTAATAATTTATTTCTTGGATACGATGCTGGTAGAAATTCATCACCTTCTGGAAATATTATAACAGGAAGCAATAATGTTTGCTTAGGAAATAATAGTATTACAAATTTATTCTGTGCTGACACATCAATTTCAAGTTCAGATTCAAGAGATAAAACAGATGTAACAAGTTTCAATATTGGTTTAGCTTGGATTGAAGCATTAAGACCAGTTACTTATAGATGGGATAGAAGAACATGGTACGGAACAGATGCAGAACCTTATGGAACACCTGATGGATCAAAGAAAAGAGATAGATTACATATCGGTTTCTTAGCACAGGAAGCTTTAGAAGTTGAAAAAGCTAATGGTTATGGAACATCAAATGATGATTCATTGATTTGCAATCTTACTGAGGATGGTATGTCTTATGGATTGAAATATGAAAGACTTGTACCAATACTTGTAAACGCAATCAAAGAATTATCAGCAAAAGTCACAGCCCTCGAAGCAGGGTAAACTGTAAACAAATTAATTTTTTAATTATGGAAGAAAGAACCGCAGATCAAATCGCAGCAATCTTCTCTGCTGCTGGTGATAGCGTAACTGTTATTAACACCGCTAAGACATCAGAAGAAACTGATGATGAATATAAAGACAAGATCAAGCGTAATGTAGATCATCTTGAAATTATCAAGGCGTATAAAAAACTTGATGGAACGACTTCTATTTGGACAAGTGAAGACTTTACAGCTATAGATGCTGCTATTGTCACAGGTAAAAAAGTTTACGAATAATTATGAATTTACAGGAAAAATTAAAGCAATTAACACTGGAACGTGACCAGTTAAGCATTGCGTATCATGAAATTACTGGTGCAATGAAGATTTTGGAACAGCAGATTGCGGAGCAAAACTCATCCGAAGCATCGCAGCCATCAGATACAGAGGCATCAACCCAACTAGAAGAAATAGTGTCATAAATGTAAGTGGTGCTACCATTTTATTAAGAACTTCTTTAACCATGTTTCAAAAAATTGCCAACATTTTAAGTATAGCTTCATTTGTACTTATAACCAGCACTTTAGGTGCTTCTTACATGGGTTACAAGTATGTAACTTCAGAACAGTTCAAGGCACGAGTTATGAACGAGATACTGGGTAATGTAAAAGGCATGATGCCAAATGTGTTGGAGAAAGGTTTACCAAAAACAACAGGACCATCTATGGCTTTACCTAAGATGAAATTATGAACTGTTGGCACTGTAAAACTGAGTTGATATGGGGCGGAGATCAAAGCATTGATGAGAACTGTTTACCTCATTTACAAGATGATTATTCAATGATTACTAATCTTTCTTGTCCAAAATGTCATTCTGATATAGAGGTTTTAATGCCTAAGTATGCCTACGATTGATATACCTGAAATAAATATACCAAACATAGAAATACCAGAAGTTTACGTTCCACAAGTATCGTTACCAGGATATGAACCTTTAAATGTAGAGACTATAGGTTGTAAATACTTTCATCGAGATACAAAGAATACTGGCAATAGAAATTTATTAATAGACGATCCAAACGGAGTTGTAAGCAACTGTCCATATCCATCTTTTATACCGATGAATTATCAGGCAGATCAACTGATTATTGTCGAGGAAGCTGCTGTTGTAAATGACGAGCCAGAAAAATTACCAGAAGGCAAACCACCTCAAGCAGAGATACCAAAGGAAGACAAGAAAGAGGATGTATTTGTAGAATGTCCTGGTAAAAAAGATCAGAGAGTAGGAGATTTTCGTAACGAAAAGAGGCTGGAACGTGTCGTAGGC